TAGTGTTCAAAAACCCATTGCATTTTTTGCCGGCGGCATTCGGGAAAAACAGGTTCGTCGGGAATCGCGGAAAGAACATGCCAATCAAATTGTCCAGAAATATGATTTACTAATTCATCAGCATCTGTCATTTTGGGAAGGGAAAGGAAAAAATCTTCAGGGAGAAGTTCCCACCTTTCTATGCCACCTTGTTTCCATTCTTTTTTAGTACCAAACTTTTCGATGATGGATTTATTAAAATCTGATAAAACACCATCCATATCAATAAAAACTTTCATAATTAATCGTATACAAAATTCATTTCGGTTTCAGGGTCAACTTTTTCTTTATATTGTTTATCAAGAATGTCTTCCAGCCAAAGTTTACCCGTAAAGGCTGGAGCATTTTCGATATCTTTCCACAATTCTTGAACTGTGGATATACCTAATGATTCAGTATGTTTTTCAAGAACTTTAACACACCCATCAACATATTTTTCAAATGACGTTTTCATATTATCCCTATTATATATCATTAATACACAAATATCAACAATAAAATTTTAAATCAAATCTACAACTTCACAACCACCATCACTCCCACAGGCTTGTGTTTGCGCACCGGCTGTATGGTCTTCTTTTTCATAATCACTTAATTTATCCCAAGCTACATTTTTGGGCATTTTTGATAGTAATTCTTTATACTGTTTTTCATCACAATCTTGGTAAGGAGCTTGTTTATATGCGTGTTCACTAAATGGTAAAAATGAAATACCACTAATAGAATCAAAATTATCCCAAACCCAAGAACCTACAACCATCCATTCGTGTTCCTTAACCGATATTGTAATAGATGGTTTATGTTCGCACCAATGGTCTTGATATATTTTCCACAATTCTAACTGTTCTATAGCTGTCATATCCATTCTACATACGGCCCCCTTTGGACTTTTTTGTGGAAAAGAAAATACTGAAGTATGTGCTGGTTTTGTTATATCGGGTTCATTCGGAAAATTGGCCTCTTTCATGAACTTACATAAAGGATCTTTATTATCGGCCCGCACAGTTCGTATATAATAGGGATTATGACGAGCATGAATACCACTAGCACTGTCAACGAGCTGAGAAACAGTTCCACTCGGTTTGACACAAGTAACCGCCGCAGATCTCGGAATCCCCAGTTTTTCTGCCCACTCTTTATTTGTTTCGATAGCAACATCTCGGAGTTCCTCTAAAAGTTTACCAGTTTTTTCTTTTCCTCTTTTTCCATTTGTTAATTCATTATCCATTATTCCGGTAAGAGAAACTCCCAGAAGTCGCTCTTCTTCGCAGTTTCTGGCCCATTCTTTAGTAAGGTATTTGAAGTTAGTGAGGGTTGATTGGAAGGTTCCAAGAATTGTTGCATTGCGAACTTTGATCTTAAGAGACTCGCGAGAGTCCCGTCCTCTGACAACGACTTCAGATAAGTTGCAAAATTCTCGTGACCGTAAAATGATCTCGCTGCACGGATTTGTGCCAAACTCATGTCCGGAATCTCGTCTTCGTAAAAATCCTCCATGTCCATCTTGCTCCCTTTCATTTAATTTTTGTACTTGTCGATTAGCGGAATCTCCATTATATATTCCGCGTTCTCCAGATTTTGAATCATAAAGAGATAACCACTCTCTCATAAAAGTACCAACGTCAGGTTTTTCTTTATAATTAACAGAATTGTTTGATAATGCGCGCTGAACATTACCTTTATACCATTCTCCATGTTTTGCAAATCTCATTTCTCGATCATTTAGATCACTTAGACTAATGAGAGCACTTCTTCGTACGCCGCCCACTACAACTACTTCCGCGGTTTTACATATAATGTCATGACATTCAATTGGTTTAAGCTTTCTTCCCGCAGCATTTGAAATAATTTCTGTTACGAAGTTAAATAAATCTACTAGCGGCTCCGGACCAGAAGCTCTACCACCAAAAGTTTTTAAAGGCATACCGGCGGCTCTTACCTTACTCATATCCCATTTAGGCTTCTGTCCTTGATATAATAATGAGACTAATTCCTTATAAGCTTTACACCATCCCAATTTACTATCTGCAACTACTATAGTGGTATCTGTTGGAAAAAATTCTTCTGCGATAATTGGCATTTGATTTGTATATTTTTCTTCAACGGAAAACCCAACTCCTGTTCCATTCATTAAAACATACATAATTTCATCAAACGTTCTCTGATTATCACATTTTAAATATGAACAATTATACCCAGCAACATTTTCTTTTTTGAGAGGGTCTCCAGCCGTCATTAAACATCTCATAGATGGCATAACTTCTAAATTTAGAACCGCCTCTTCTAATTCTTTTCTTACCGTATCAGTAAAATCATAATTACATTTTTCTTTTAAATCATCTTTAAAAAAATCAAAATATCTTCCAATTGTTTCAGACCATTTTTCTCTTCTTTCTTCATCATACCTCCATCTCGCATATCTTGAAAGATGTATAAATGATTGATATTCTGTAGGTAAGTTCATTCAATTTCCTTTGCTTCTAGTTTTTCTAGGAATTCTTTTTGTTCTCGATTTGATAGTGCTTCAATATTTCTAGGTCTTCTTCTTCGGTCTGCCAACTCATACTTTAATATTTCCATTTCTTGTTTAGAGAATGTTACAGCATCTTTACTATAATCTTCAAATGCTTCACAACATAAAGGAAATTCGGACTTAACCAACTTATACATAGCATTAGCATAATCACGAGTTTCTTTTTGCGTGTGATTATCCATTCTTAATTTACAAAAATGGAAAAAATTATGCAAATCTATTTTCCAAACAACTTCGGTATAGTTGCCTACTGGGAGAATAGAGCGCGCTAATTCTCGAGCTAAATCTAGATCTAATAAATTGTGATAGGATTGAATAGCATTATCATACATGCGATTAAATTCGAATTTAACAAGACCTTTTTGCTCAATTTCTTCACCCCTACCCTGATTGTTCTGGGTTGATTGTTTTTGTATATCATCGTCATGAGGAACGTAAAAATCTTCACTCATTAACGAATATCGTCCTGAATATTCATTTAAATTCGCCGTCCGATGCCGAATTATTTGTCTCATAACGAAGATAGGTAATTTTAAATAGAATTTTACTTCACACATTTCAAAGGGAGATGTGTGCTTATGTCTCATTAAATATCGAATTAAATTACGCGTCTCGCTAACTTTTTTTGTGCCTTTACCATAACTTATTCGTGCTGCATCAACTACATCGTCATCACTTCCCATAATATCTAATAATCTAACTAGCCCATCTTCATGAACTTTCACCTCTTCATTCATATTCTTTTCCACTGATTAAATTTTATTCTTGCGGGAAGGCCACGATAAGTATTCATATTTATTATATCAATAATTTCCAAAATATCCATTTCACCTAAGACCATATCATTAATATCTTTAAATTTAACAGTATCCGGCCATATGCAAACCGCGAATCCTTTTTTAATAGATTTTTCAATTTTTAGTACAATTTCAGTATTTCTTGGTTCATTATCATATACAAAAACAACGTTCTTAGCATAAAACATACTAGCATCATCTAGGTCACTACCAGCCATAGCCAGACAATTTGGTAGAAACATGCTATCAAACGGTCCTTCAACAATGTATATTAATTCATCATCTTTTATTCTATCTAATCCAAATATTTTTATGGCACTTTTATCTATTTTAATAGTAAAATATCTTAATGTATTATTGTCTAAACTTCTTCCCTGTGCTGCAATAAGTTTTCGGTCTTTACTAAAAAATGGAATAATTATTCTAGGATCATCTACTTTCAATCGTGCGGCAAGTTCAACATCATAATTGCTTACCCAAGTTTTAAAACAATCTGCGAAGTACATATCATCATATCGAACCTTAGGCAACATTCTTACATCGCAAAATTTTACAGCCGGGTGATCTGGAGGTAAATCAATTATTTTTGGGGCATCTATTTTTGCTGGATCATGTTTAAAAACTGGTTTTCTAAAAATTGGCACTTTTTCTTGCTGAAGAGGTGTACCTTTTTCTTCTTTATAATTTTCAAATGAATATTGTCTTGATAAGGAAGG